TGTGAGTATCACGAATGGAATGACATACCCGGCTATATGCAAGAGCTTGATATTTTGCTTGTGCCGTCGTTGTTTGAAGGCGTTCCAATGCCGCCACTTGAAGCCCTGGCATGCGGTGTTAAAATAGTTGTACCGGCGCACGTTGGTTTGATTGACGAATTGCCTAATTTACCTGGCATTTATCGGTATGAATGTGGCAACCTCAAAGCCATGATTGAGGCAGTCGAGCAGGCTGCTTTTAGCGGGCCGGTTGACCGTGAAATCTTGCGAAAAATAATCACCGACAATTATACAGTTGAACATTGGGCCTCAGATCATCGACGCATTATTGATAGCTATTTTCAGGATGAGCAAGAGAGCATAGAAGCGTTACCGGATTGGCGCGGCAATTCCGGCGTTTATGTGGTCGCCTTTGGTGGCCCTTCTCGCCAGTGTGCTGAACGGTGCATTGATAGCGTTCATCAGCAAATGCCAGGGTTGCCGGTTTGCCTTGTGGCAGAGACACCTATAGGCAGTGAGGATATTTTTATTCAGCATCCTGACACTGATGCTGGTGGTCGGATTGCCAAACTGAAAGTTGACGAACTAGCGCCAAAGAATTGGCAATACGTGCTCTATCTGGATGCCGACACAGAGGTTACGGGTGACATCTCTGCCTTGTTTGAAATTCTGAAAGATGGTTGGGAATTCTTAATCTGCAAGGACAATAACAAATACGGCACGGTCAACGAGATGAAACGACCGGATAACCTGGATGAATGTGTGGAGACCTGGGACATTATGGGCAGCCAGGAATTACTACAGTATAACGGCGGTATGATGGCCTACCGGCGCAATCAAAACACGGCGCGTTTTTTCTCTAAATGGCAATCTGAATGGCAACGATACGGCAAACGTGACCAGGGTGCTTTGCTCAGGGCGCTTTACGATAAACCCTTGCGGGTATTTGTCCTGATGAATCAGTGGAACGCCACAACCCGATACAAACTACCGCCCGGACAGATTGCGATACTACACCACAACACTGAGGCCCGCAGGTGGAATGGGATTATACAGGGTAGGGTTGATAGTCCAGAGGCATGGGCCGCAGTAGAGAGATTTAATCCAAAGGTGAAAGACTGATGACTAACATAGATGAGGCCGTAAAACGGGCTATTGATTGCAACGCCATGCTCTATAATCGCAAGAGCAATTGTCCTGATGACAAAAGAGACGCTGAGCTAAAATGGCTTTATCATCTGGCTGAAATCTCGCCCGATGGCCGATCTATTGAATTGGGAGTCCGTGAAGGTGGCAGCCTGCTTTGCTGGTCTATGGCTCGTGAAGGACGGGGGGCGGTTTACGGGGTTGACATCAAGGCGCGTCCTTCACTCACTGAAAACCTTGAAAAGTATGGTCTAAAGGCCCACCTCATTATCAGCCCTTCCAATACGGCGGCAATTAAGGTGAAAGGGAAAGTTGCCTTTTGCTTTATTGATGCTGACCATTCAGAGGACGGAGTCCGGGCTGATGTAGCCGTGTGGCCTGACAAGGTAATACCTGGTGGCATTCTCGCTTTTCACGATTATGGTGTATGGAAGCCAAGCGTAAAAGTCAAAGACGTTGTAGATGAATGGCAAGCCGCCAACGGGTGGGAACTGCTAGGGCAAGTCGGGAGTTTAATAGCGTTCAAAAAACCAGAATGATTACTATAATCGCCTACAATCCGACCTTTGCTGCAGCCTACAATCTACAAGAGGCTTTCTCCCTCTGGGAAGAAACCAGACTAATCACACTCGATACTCATAAATTATGGCCTGGCACTGAGGATTTACTGCTAACAGCCGAAACCGCATCGGAGTGCAAAAAACTAATTGAGAACAGCCGGTTTACCGTGATAGCAGACGCCGCTGGGCTTGCAAAGGATATGCTTCAAATTATCGGCGGCAAATTGTGGCTTACCTGGGCCAAAAAGCAGCGATGGATTCCGTTTTGGGGTGACACCGCTTATTGGGCAGATAGTACATTTTACAATGACCTGATGACCGAATTAAAACCCAAAGTAACTTTTGCTATGATGGATTTAATGAGATTAGCTCCAAAGGGAACAATCCCGCTATGTCACCCGGTAGAGGATTTAGGAGAGCCAACCAAGCCGGGTTGGTTAACTGTGATGCACTCACCGAGGTCTATCAGGAAACGTGCACTCAAGGGGACTGAGGAAATAGAACGGGTAATGGACTTGATTTGTGATAAGTTTCCTGCCATTGATTACCAAACGATTATGAGTGAGCACTACCAAAAGAGTATCCGATTAAAACAAAGTGCTCATATTTTTATAGACCAGATACCAGCACCGGGTTTACCGGCTGGCCTGGGTCGGTCTGGTGAAGAGGCGCTAGGGTCGGGTGCAATCGTTCTAACCGCCTTACATGGACAACGGTACATCAATGGCAATTTCGCTTTGCCGCCGGTTATCCCTGTTTACGATGAGCCAGGACTGTATGAAGCAATGGCCGAGTTGTGCCAAAGTGACCTTGAGGAAATAACCGAAAAAGGCAAACAGAGTCGGGACTGGGCCAAACAATATTTGTTTTTTAATGGCTGGCTTGATTATGTAGGGCAATATTTATGACACCTGATGAGATTTTAGCCGACTTCGTAAAACAGCATCCCGAACTACCGTTGATTGAGCAACGCGTCAGGTTATTTGTGCGTGTGACCAGTAAGGCGGTTTTCAAATACCAGGCCGCTGCAATCTATCATTATGCCAAAGCCTACGACAAGGGAAACGCCCTTGAGATTGGTACGGCTTATGGGTATAGCTGTTGGTTTATTGCGGCTGCCATGCCACACGGAAAAATAACCACACTCAACCCAAGTATACCAGAATCAATCGAGGCAATGCAATCTCTATCTCAGTTTCGCAATGTCAAAGTAACCTCTATGGCCTCGTGGGATTTTATGACTGCCAACAAAGATAGTTTTGATTTCATCTTTGTGGATGGCGACCACAAAAGAATTGATCGTGACCTGGGTTGGTTCAACCGGCTAAATCAAAATGGCCTTATCCTATTTCACGACTACTCACCGGCTGAATCTACCCGACCTTGCCCGCCGGTTTATGAGGCGATTAACCGAATGGCAAAACAGCTTGGACGCGAACCAGATGTCAAAATAGTTGATAATGACCTGGTGGGACTGGCCGGATTTTACCGGTTTGGGAATGAGGCAATCTGATGTCAAATTATGCCACCGCCGCCGAAATGCGTGCGCAGATAAATAAAACATCAATTGTAGACGATGCGATCTTGACCGCTATCCTGTCAGCCGCTGAGAAGGTAATCAACGGATTTTGCAACCGACCCGATGGATTTATCGCTTTGGCGGTAGCAACTGCCCGTAAATATGCCGGACAAGGGTTGTATTATCTTGCCATTGATGAAACACCAGAGATTACTTTGGTTGAGGTCAAAAAGAGTTCGAGTGACAGCCTGTATACTGCCTGGGCTAGCGGTGATTGGATTGCCTTCAGTGGTGATCCCAAAGACCCAAACTTCAACCGAACGCCTTACACCATGTTGATGGTTGACCCAACCGGCAGCCAGAGTATTTTTACCAGTGGCGTTTATAAACAGCGAGCTGGATTTAAGCCAGATAGTGAAACAAGCCGGGGTGTTCCAACGGTACAGGTGACTGCCAAATGGGGCTATGCCACAACTGTACCGGCTGACATCAAAGAGGCTTGCATCATGCAGGCCGCCAGGTGGTACAAACGTCTCGAAGGTGCTATGTCTGATGCCCTGGCAAGCGGGGAATTAGGTCAACTACTTTACAGACAATCGCTTGATCCCGATCTAAAAATGATTCTGGTCGGTGGCAGGTATGTCAAACCAGCATTGGGGCGGCGGTAATGCAAATAACCGTAACCGGACTAAATGCAACTATAAGTAATCTCGACCGGATAAACCAGCAACTTAGTAACCCGGCTGATACTATGCAAAAAGCAACGCTTGCCGTAACCGCAAGTGCCAAAGCGAACGCACCGGTTGATACCGGATTGCTAAAGGCCAGTATCACGCCAAGCGTTTCGAGTAGTGGGAATGAGATTATCGGCGTAGTTGGCTCAAGGGTGGTCTATGCTCCCTTTATGGAACTTGGCACGCGTCCGCATTTCCCGCCGCTATCGGCTTTGCAAGGATGGGCACGCCGGCACGGAACTACCGCCTTTGTGGTAGCACGAGCTATAGCCAGGCGCGGCCTTAAGCCTCGTTATTATTTACGTAGGGCACTTGAGGATAATGCCAAGCGAATTGTCCAGATATTCAATGACGGCGTGAAGAGGACTATAGAATAATGCCGGTTGCCAACATAACCATTAAACAAATCTGTGACGCCATTGACCTAACGCTCGGTGAAGTCCTGGTGATTGCTGGCGTTCTGGTTCGTTCTGATAATTTTAGTGAGCTAACCGAAGGTATCAATGACGAAAAAGTTTTACAGATATACCCAGAAGAGGAATCAACTGTAAGCGTTGGTAGCAACACCCAAAAAATAACTTTCGGTGGGACTCCATTCACTGATGAGGAAATCATTATTCACGCTGATTTTTACGCCAGACAGCGGTCGCATATTGGTGAGGATATGGCCGCTTTGGTTACAGGTATCGATGCAATCCGGGCAAATCTTAAAAGCCAAAATTGCCCTAATCCATTTGGCTTGCAGGGTATAGCCAATTTCCAATGGAGTTGGACGCGGGTTGTGTTCGACTACGGTGCGCCGGAACTTAAATACATCGGCGCTCGGTTTAGATTGGTACTAAGGATATTTTAACAATGTACAGATACGTGAGACACGTACCACTGGCAACCGGCCAAAAATATGGTGACATAATCAAAGACGGCGACTTAAAACAATCGGTCATTGATAAAATGCTTGCTTCCGGTACACTCGTCAAAATATCTATGCCGCCGCTGACTGAGTTGCCACATTGGGAATCGAGAGCCAAGATTTTGAACGCGGCAAATGTGACTACGGTATCTGATTTGTTATTGGCTGATGTTGATAATCTGGCAAAGAAATTAAAAAAGCCGGTAAAAATAATTAAAAATTGGCAAGACGAGGTAACAGCCTGGCTTCGTCCGCCGGTAACTAAAGAGCCGGGCTGAGACTAATAACTTAACTTCTGTAGGAGGTATTCAAAATGACTCAAACAACCGGGGCAGTCGCAAACAGTTGCGCAAAAGTAGAAATCAGCTTGAATAATTCTACCTGGACTGACATCAGTGGAGTAGCCATGTCAGTTGGTGGGACAGAGCAGACCCGCATTAAAGGCGAGGCTTACACTTTTGATGGTGGTAAGGCCATTGTTAAAAGTGGTAAGCGCGAGCCGATGGAACTTGAATTCTCTATCATCTACTCAGAGACGGATGCTGAGGCTTACCAGCAAGTG